TCAGCAAAGGGAATCATGGAGTGGCGAAAAAGAGTCGGAGAAGCAGAAGCAAACCGAGTCTCCGCAAAAGCCAGTTCCAGAGGTACACGAATCCATCAACACTGTGAAGACTTTCTCCTTGGAGAGCATGTTGAACCAGATATGTTTGATGCAGAGATGTTCAACTCAATCCGACCATTGCTTGACCAAATCGACAACATCCACTGCTTGGAAACACCATTATGGTCTGACCATTTACAAGTCGCTGGCACAGTTGACTGTATCGGAGAGTTCCAAGGTAAACTGTCTGTCATAGATTTTAAAACATCAAGCAAACCAAAAGATAGAGATGACATTCATAACTACTTTATGCAAACTGCAGCGTATGCAGTAGCATTTGAAGAAAGAACAGGAATACCTATTGGTAGACTTGTTATTATTATGGCAGTTGATAATGATGATCCAAGATGGTTTATCGAAAACAGAGACAATTGGATTGGTGGTTTTAAAAAATTAAGATTAGATTATAAAAATATGAAAGGTGTTTAATGTCTACATTAGATAACAGTGAGTTTTATAAAATCGCAACAGACTTTGGTTTACTCGTTACTGAGCAAGGATACTTAGTTGCGCAAGATGGAACACAGACACCAGTTGTTGCAATTTGCGCAGAGATTACAAAGTTTGATCAATTTTTAGAACACTATAAAAATTTGCTTTGCGAATAGATATAGTGTATAATGTAAGAATTGCTGTATGAAGCAAAGAGAAAGGTGTTCTGGACGAGGGTTCGATTCCCTCCACCTCCACCTGAACATATTCCGAACCGAGTTATCGGTAGCAAAGCGAAACGCTGAGTATGTTCAGTTGGGGGTGACTAGGTTTCGACAGGGCAATTAGTAACAGAGTGGACAGCACGACACAGAGAGTCGTAAAAAGTAAAAAAACGTAAACGCAAACGACGAACAGTTCGCATTAGCAGCCTAAACACTGCTTAGGGTTTCGGTAACTTTCCTCGTAACAGAATAAGTTACCACTAATTTTATAACATAAGGATTAATAATGAATGTTTTGCCATTGAAGACGCAAGTACTGGTCGCAGAAAATAAAAAAGAAGATACAACTGAATCTGGTATTATTATCGAAGGTGCACGTGGTGTCGGTAATACAGCAAAGGCAACTGTTCTTGCAGTTGGTCCAGATGTTACTGATGTTAAAGTTGATGATGTTGTTTTACTTGATTGGTCTAAAGCATCTCCAGTTAAAATTGGTGATGTTCAGAGAGCGATGATTAAAGAAGAGTTTATCATTGCAGTGTTCGAAAATTAAAAAGGAGATTTTATGAAATCAATTATTGCATTAGTAATGTTAGCATTTGCTACTGTCTCATTTGCAGCAGAGCCAGCAAAGAAAGAAGAAAAGAAAGCAGAAGTTAATTGTGTGACAAAGGATAAGAAAGGTAATTGTCCTCCACCACCAAAAGGTGATAAACCTACTCCTAAAAAGGTAGAGAAAAAAGAAGAATCAAAGAAATAATTCTTCCTAAATAATTATACACAGTGGGTTGAAGGATCCCAATAAAACCTTCATTACACACAACACAGAAAGGAAGTAAAATGTCAAATATGACTCCGTTCGAGATTCGCCTTGAACTATTAAAAATGGCGAAAGATATGCTTACTGATGACTACTATGGTAAGCGTGAAGTAATTAGCAATAGCTGGCATGCAAAACTAGACATTGCTAAAATCAATGGTGGAGAGTTACCTGAACATCCAGGATTCCCAGCTTTTCCATCAGAAAGTGAAATCATTGCAAAGGCACAAGTGCTTAATGGTTTCGTTTCAAATATCCCACTAGATACAAAGACTATTAGCAAAAAGTCCACCTGATAGGGATCGGGTTGTAGGATAAACACATTCTGCAACCCTTAACTGGTTTAAGGAGATCACTATGCATAAACGAATATACAGTTTAGCAGCAATATTTTTAATAAGCATATCATTACTATTAAGTGCAGGTTATACAAAAGACAAATTTATTGACGTAACATATACGCAATTAACACCAGAAGCCAAAACTCAAGTTGACTGTTTGGCAGAGAACATTTATTATGAAGCAGGGTATGAACCACGAGATGGAAAGATCGCTGTTGCAATGGTTACATTGAACAGAGTGCAAGATCCACAATTTCCAAAAGATATTTGTTCTGTAGTGAAACAAAAGGTAAAATCTACATGTCAGTTCTCTTGGTTCTGTGAACATAACAAACGAATTCAAAATAACTCAGTATACATTCAAGCAAGAGAAGTTGCTTTGATGGTGTATGCTAATTATGAAAAGATGCACGACATGACACAAGGTGCATTATTTTACCATGCGGATTATGTTAATCCACGATGGAAACTTGAACGAACTACCGTAATTGGTAGACATATTTTTTATAAACAGAGAGATGGTATTTAATATGATGAACAAACTGAACATTCAACTTAAAGATAGTGGAGAAGATTCGGCACACTCGTTTTATCTCCTCATGGAAGAAATATCATTACAGTCTGCAAAGACTTTAGTTGAATGGATCTTTGAAGCAAACTTTACTGAAGAACGACCAGATTTACTTAATCTGATTATCTGTTCTCCAGGTGGTGACTTGAACGCTGCATTTGCAGTTATCGATACTATGAGAGGTTCAGCAATCCCTATTCGCACAATTGGTTTAGGACAGATTGCTTCAGCAGGATTAATGATTTTTCTTGCTGGTGACAAAGGGCATCGTATTCTCACACCAAATACTTCTATTCTTTCCCATCAATATACATGGGGTGCTTTTGGCAAGGAACACGAATTATTCGCAACGGTAAAAGAGTTTGACCTAACGACTAAAAAGATGATCACTCATTATAAAAAGTCTACTGGTCTATCTGAAGCAAAGATTCGAGAGGTTTTGTTACCACCTCAAGATATTTGGCTCAGTCCTCTTGAAGCCAAAAAATTAGGACTATGCGATGAAGTTAAAGAACTTTCTTAATTATGTAAAATTCTCAGGTGTTTGGATTGGTTTTGTTTTAAATCCTTACCACTGGGAATTTCGAGTAGAAAAAACTGGACCAACTGATACAGATCCCAATGCATATATGGTAGCTGTATATTTTGGACCATTTTGGGTTAGGGCTATCTTAGATGATGGATCTTGGTAAATTAAAGGGGATTATTATGAATGATAATGTTTTTGTTGGGTGTGTCACTCTTGCATTAGTGACACTTATTTGCTCTGTCACTTTTTATCAGTACAATGAGTTGAAGTCAGTTGAACGAAATGTAGAATCAGCGATTGTAAAAGGAATTGATCCTGTTGCAGTTCGTTGTGCTTATGCAAATGCATCAGATTTGGTTTGCGTAGCGTATTCTGCGTCTCATCAACAAGGGTTTTCCACCCCAAAATCCACTAGGTAAGTAGTTACTTACTAAATCAACCCTCTAGGATACAGGTGTTCTAGGGGGTTGTCTTTAATTCCAAATTAGCGTATAATAATCTTATTATATCGTTGAAAAGGAAGTGAGAAATGGGTTTACTTACAGTTGGCAATCCAAAGTTGTTAAAGGGTCAAAAGAAGGGTTATTTGTCCTCAGTGTTGCACTTCGCACCTGCTGATTTATCAGGTAAAGAAGTGTGTCCAAAGCGAACAGCTGGATGTACTGCTGCATGTTTAAATACTGCTGGTCGTGGTGGCATCTTCAAAAAAGGTGAATCCACCAATGTCATTCAGCAAGCACGAATTCGTAAGACCAAAGCATTCTTCGAAAATCGTCAAGCATTTCTCAATGAGTTAGTTGTTGAGATTATCAAAACAAAAACCAAAGCAGAAAAACAAGGACTCATTCCAGTCTTTCGTTTAAATGGTACTTCAGATCTCTCATGGGAGAAGTATGAAGTTACAAATGGCAAGAATATTTTTCAAATGTTTCCAGAAGTCCAATTTTACGACTATACCAAAATCAACAATCGCAAAGTTAAACATATTCCTAACTATCACCTGACTTTCTCCAAAGCAGATGGTAATG